GTCGTAATTGATTAGCATATCGTTTATATATATTCTTATAATCTTTATTGACCTCTTGTTTCGTTAATCCTGACACAATTTGTAAATGTCGTCTATGCATATACCAAGCCGATAGTTCTAAAGAAAGAAATAGAGTAGGTATCTGCCATCTTGTATTGATACAATCATTATAAAAATCAACACCCAAAGCTAAATTTTGAGCTAATGTAGTTTTATTAGAGCCTGTGGGCCCAAATATAGTTACTAACTCTCCCGGATAGATTTGAGTATCTAATTCATATAATCCAAACATTTTTGCTAAAGGAATAGTTCTTCCTGCAAAATTTGTTTCTAATCTTTCTTCAAAGTCTGCTTGTAATTCATCAGAATTCTTTACTTGTACATGATAATCTTTATTTTTAAAGTAGATACATTTGGTTTGACAATACTTTTTCATTAGTACGTCTTGACAGCCATAATTATAATTACCATTATAAACAGATTCTGTCTTTTCTATCATACTATTTTCATTTAATGTGTTATTGTTCCAATGCAATAATGCTACTTTTGCATACTCACTTGGAATGCCATGTCTTTTAAAATGACTAGCTATCCTAAGTATCGTATTGTGTCTAGAGCCCTCTGTTGGCCCATTTCTCAACATTGTTTGTACACAAGGTACTACCTTCGTTGGTTCCATAACATTGCCGAATTCAGCTATTTTAGGCTTATCTAAGCATATATGGCTTTCTAATTCACAATTTCCATCTAATAAATCATATGGATATTCAAAACGAGGGTCAGATGCTAATTTGTGTATTTCTTTTACTGTACTATGATATGCTTCTATCATTGTAATAGGTATTTTATAGAGTCCTGTTTTTTGATTTTTTGTATGAGGAACTCTATATATACCACTGCGCATATAAATACTAGTATCAATGTTTTCAAAAAGATTAGACATTGTTTGCTTTACTTGATAGGGCAGGCTATCAGAAGGTTGAAAGTTGAATACTTTATTAGTTATGACTATATGATATCCTGTTCCACTGAAGTAACATTGAATGCTTTCTTCAAGGACTTCGAGTACCTTTAAGTGCATTAAGATTTCTCTCAATTTACTCAGAGTATATTCATCGGAGTTATCTTTTTTGTCAATATCAATTAAAACATTGTCAATTTCACGTTCTCCATGATAGCCTTTTAGACTGCCCTTTGAGTCTACAAATTGCTTTGCATCCTCATCATAAAGATAAACAGAGCGGTATAAAGCCTTTCCATCCACAGGGATGTACTTATGCAAGTCAGATTTTAATACCAATACTCCCCTATTTCTAGGAGAATCAACTGCTATCTCTATATACTTCATAGATTACTTAAAGCGTTGTCAGCTAATTGAGAATCATTCTTTTGAGGCATATCACTTGCATCCGCTTCTTTAATATGTCCTTTTGATTTCAACCAAGCTACATCCTTTTCACATTGAGCCTTACCTTCAGCTGTTAATGCATATAATCTAGGATAAACTTCAGTATAAACTTTCTTTCCTGGTTTAGGTTTCTTTTTATAAGAATATGCTGTATACTGTTCTGTTTTAGTACAAAAACTTTCATTTAAATATTTTTCTATACTATCAATTGCTTTACCTTCAGCATCTTCCCATTTACCATCAATTGTTAATCCTGCAGTACAACCTATTGTATCAAATAGTCTATATAATTTATTTAATACTGAGCCACCTTTAATCTTACCATCTGTATCCTTTTCAAATTCACCTAATACAGACATTTTATTAGAATATTCACTATTTTTAACAGATAATTCTACCTCTAAAAACAAATCAGCCCAATCGAATTCATTGCTTCTATCTGTAAAATTAATTATTCCAACCTCTATAGTTCCTAAAAAACTTGTTGGTGATTGCCTTGTACCCGTAGGTTTAAATATAGCCATTACTTTTTCTCCTTATATATATTCTTCCATTGAAATTTAACATTCTTTCCTTTTAGATGCGGACATCTACTTCCTGCCTCAATAGCTTCATTTGCTTTAAATGAAACCATAAGTTCTTCTTTCTCATTACGATATACATAACCAATTGCATCGCTTCCTGCCATAACAACATTCTTTAATTTACCTGTCAAATCGATTGACTCAGGTATAACTATTGGATTGCCATCTGTAACAGCATAAGCTACTTTTCTATGTCCTATAATAATAAGATTTTCAGCTACTTCTTTAAAATGTGAAATAGTTTTAGTAACTTTATCTCTAACCATTCCATATCCTTTACCAAAAGCTAAATCTGCAACAGCCTTTACTCCTTCTTCTTCGCAAACTCTTCTTTCAGCCCATTCAGCTACTTTATCTATAGTATCTATAGCTATATATTTATACTTCACATCTTTGCTATCTCTTATTTCCAAGAGAAGCTCTATAAGCTCATCTCTACTATTTACTTCATGGATATAACCTTCTAGCATACGAGCACCCTTTTCTGTATCAATGATTAAACAATCATTAAGGCCAGATAACATAGTAGTTTTACCTACTTTAGGTGCACCATACAATAAAAGAGTACCAGGATTAATAGAGACAGCTTTACGCTTTTCTTTCTTCAGTACCATGTGATTTATTCCTTATTTTGATAACGATAACTCCTTAATAAAGGATATCAAGGAGCTATCAATTTACTAATTGTCAGGCAGGAAAGCAAGTCTTTTTTTGCAATGTCATTGTAGGGAAATCAAATGTCAATAGCGTTTCATAGGGGCTATCAGTGATGATTTTTCTAATGGCATTTACAATGAAAGAACCAGCCATATTAGAGCAATATGTAGATGCTTTGATGTTGCAAGGTTCTGGGTCGCCATCTTTATCTGAATACCATGTTTTCATGTAATTATTTAAAGTTACATTAGTAAATAAATATTGCTGATAATATTCGCCACCCATCCTTCCATCTATTAATAGATAAGGTTTTGTTGCCTTATTGCTACATATTTCTTCTACAGCTTCTTTCCTAGATTTCATACTATCAAATCCTAATATAACTATATCATTATTATCTTGATATCTGAACATACTAAAATATTCAGGTACCATCATGATTTCTACATTAATACAATTAATTGATAGTAATTGTTCATTTAAGGCTTCTACTTTCTTCATACCTATATTTTCATCAATATATTGAGATACTCCAATATTTTCAGTTGCTACTATATCCATATCATATAATACGAATTTTGTAGCTCCTGCTCTTATTAATTGGGTAGCTGCGGAACTACCAATAGCCCCGCAACCCAATATATGATATGTATAGTTATGAAGATTATTAACAATCCCTTCACTACGCATATTAATAGCCATAATAATGACCTCCTATTATATCATCAGTATTAATAATAGTTACTGCATCATTATAGACTTGCTTAGTATCATTATCTTTAAAATCAAGATGTTCTGCTGGAATTGTTGTCATAGCAGCATCAAGTAATTTACCTTTATTAATTTTAATGATTTTAAATCTAGCATCTCTTTTAGTTAATGCCAGATTTATTGCATTAATTGAACTAACATATTGTTCATATGTTTGAGTTCCATCTGTGCAATCACTAAAAATACTTTCAAGTTCTGATATTACTTGTTCTACTAGCTCTTTATGTGATAGTAATTTGGTATTATCCGTCCATTGTAAAGGAATTGGGATATCAAGAGGTTCTTGTTTAAAGCTCTTATTCCAAATATCTACTTGATTATAAGCATTGTAATTCTGCCAGTTATGTTTAGTAACTATAGGTGCAGGTTTAGTACATAATTCATCATACTCTTTTAACTGTTTTTTAGTAGGAACTGAGATATTTCTTATAATTTCTAAAGGAACATCTTCTGAATATTCAATAGGTTCCCAAGTAGAAACATTAAGCAAATATTCCTGATATAAATTAATAACTAAAGCTAAAGACCAAGAATCATTCTTCCATGCTTTAATTTCATTTAAATCAGTTCCACTCCAAAAAGCTCCCATTGTATGATGTGAATGCCACCAACAATATCTAACATCACCGTGTTTAGAGGCAGATTTAACATAATAATCTCTTAAAGCATCACCATCTAACTCAGTAGTTACTCCTGTATTCTCTTGTTTAAGTATAACAGGTTCGAATATCTCCCAAACTTCTTTATTAGATACAGGA